CTAAAGCAATCGTTTTTTTTTTTTTTATTTTTTTTTGTTTTTTACATCTCGTAACTAAATACGCTTATGGCTGCTAGACATAAACATCGCTTACAATGTCAAACTATAAACAAACAAAATAAGTTACCTTGTAAAGCATCTGGAATACTAACTAAAAAAGGTACTATTCGTTGCCGTATTCACGGAGGTTGGTCAACTGGTCCAAGAACACTAAAAGGAAAATTGAAGAGTTTACAGAATTTAAGAAATATTAATTATGAGCAAACTGCAGCTAACACCAGAGATAAGTACAAAGATAGTGAAGGAGTTAATGAATGGAACTCCATTAACCAGAATTTGTAGCAATAAAGATTTGCCAAGTTTAAGCAAAGTCTATGATTGGATTGCTGAAGATAAAGAGTTCGCAAACAAGATTATCAACGCAAGAAAGATAGCAGCTCAAACTTATCTTGATAGAATGATTGAGGAACTTGATACAGCTGACAACAGATCCATAGCTGTAGTTAGAGAAAAGCTACATCACTATCGTTGGATGGCAAGTAAGCTCATAGGTATCTATGGTGATAAACAAGAAATCAAACAAGATACTAACATTACTATTCAATGGTCTAGTGAAGATGACAATATTAAGAATGTAACAAACTCCGTTAGTACAGACGCAGCAAACACGGTTTCGCACACGTCAAGAGGTTCGTAAGATCCTAAGTTACATAGCAAGTTACAAATTGTTTTATAAGTGTTGTTGTTTCTACAAATAATAGTGGGTTAAATAATGACTATCGAAAAGTCTGTAGCTTTTTTGCTAAAAAATAACGATAGGCTATACCCAAAAAAAGTAGTCGCATGTGTATATACATAAATCAACGGAATAATATTTAGACAAATGGACAAGACCAAGAAGATTAAAAACAGATTTAAAGATGTAACAGCAATAAGCTTTAGTGCTGCAGATGACGGATTGTTTATTACATTTCACGGCTTTGTTACGGAAGATGATAAACACGAATTTACGGAATACTTATTTAGAAAAATCAATATGAGTTATTTCGGTATGGAACATCCGCCAACTCTACACTAATGAAAGTAACAATACCGTATACGCCAAGAAAGCATCAAGCTTATTTGCATAACCAATTACCGAATTATAGATATAGCTTATTGTTATGTCATAGAAGGTTTGGCAAGACGACACTTTGCTTAAACCATCTTATAAAGTGTGCATTAACTAATAAGAATTATAATCCAAGATATGCTTATGTTGCACCAACTTACAAGCAAGCTAAATCTATAGCTTGGGATTTCCTCAAGTATTATACTGAGAAAATTCCTAACACTAAATACAATGAAACAGAATTAAGGTGTGATCTAATTAACGGAGCCAGAATAACTTTATTATCATCTGAAAATCCAGACAGTATTCGTGGGGTTTATCTTGATGGAGTAATAATAGATGAAACCGCTCAGGTTAGTTCATCCTTAATCGATGAGGTAATTACACCAGCTCTAAGTGATCGTCGAGGATTTATGGTGATGGTGGGTACGCCTCAATCAATGAACAATATATTTTATGACTATTATCAAAAAGCTCAAGCAGACAATAAATGGTTTTTGTATACTGCTAAAGCCTCAGAAACAGAAATTATCGCAAAAGATGAACTCGATAACGCTCTCGCAGTTATGGGTGAAGCTAAGTACAAACAAGAATTTGAGTGTAGCTTTACTGGCAATATTGCTGGTTCTATTTATGGCGATATTATTAATGAACTAGAAGATAAGAAGCAGCTTACAAAAGTGCCTTATGATCCAGCTTACTTGGTTCATACATCTTTTGATCTTGGCTACAAGGACGATACCAGTATTGTCTTTTTCCAAGAGGTTGGTCATAGCATCCATATAATAGATGCTTATTCCAATAGAAATCAGGCTCTTCCGCATTATATAGATTTACTAAAATCTAAACCGTATGTTTACGGAAATCATTATGCGCCGTTTGATATAGAAACTACTGAGTTTACTAGCGGACGTAGTAGGCGAGAGGTTGCTTATCAACTAGGTATAAAATTTAAAGTAGCTAACAAAGTTCCTTTAGAAGATGGCATACACGCTGTCAAAATGATCTTGCCACGTTGTAAGATTGATATTGATAATTGCAAAGAACTTATAAATGCTCTTCGTCATTATCATAGAAAGTATTCTGAAAAAGAAAGAATATTTAATAGTAAACCAGTTCACTCTTGGTCAAGTCATTATTGCGATGCTGTTAGAATAATGGCTACTGGGTTTGAAGGTTTAAAAAACTATAACGTAAATAGACAAACAACAGCAATCAACGATTACAAGGTAATATAATATGGGTGGATTTATTAGAAAAATTCTCGGTGTCGAAGAGCCAAACTTTGAGCAGCCTTCAGAGGTTGAAGTTCCTGATCTAGAGGATGAGGATAGAAAACTAGAAGAGCGTAGAAAATTATTAGAAGCTGAAAGAAAAAGAAAAGGTAGAAGATCAACTATCTTAACTGACAGTAAGCTTGGCGATATTGAAGAAGAAAATTTAAAACAAACAACTCTTTTAGGAGGTTAATAATATGGGTGGATTTGGCGGACGATCTAGCGGCGGTGAAGATACAGATGTATCTGGAGCTGAAGCAGTAACTTTTGGTGGAACTACTTACAGCGGTAGAAAAACTAAAAATGTAAACAGAAATATAGCAGAAACTAATCAAAGAAATAGAGATAGTAGAAAAGGTCCAATAGAAAAATTATTTGATGCTTCTCTTCTTGGTAAAGCTACAAAAGCTATTTCTAATTCTAAATTTGTGCAAGATAACAATTTTAAAAGAAGAGTTAAGTTTGCAAAAAAATCAGGAAAATTTAAAGGTGTTGATTTAACAAGTAGAGAGTTTGTTTTATCAAAAGGATTTAAAAGGCAACTAGATGCTCAAGGTTACTCTGACAGTTTGAGAGGTCCAGAAGGTAACGATAATGATAGAGGCGGAATTAAAGTTGCTAACATGGCTGGAACAGATGCAGCTACAGCTCAAAAGAAAGCAGTAGAAGCAGCTCCAGATGGACCAACAAGTGTCGAGATGGCTCAGGAAACTGCAGCTGATCGTAAAGTAAGAACTAAAAGAAAAGGTAGACGTAAAACTATCTTAGCTGGTGAGTTAGACGATGACGATCTGACTTTAAGCAGAAAAACATTATTAGGTTAATATGCAAGAACAAGAAATGCGACAGCTCTCAAAGGAGCTAAAAGATAATCTATCTAGATTACAAAGTAAAAGATCAACTTGGGAAAGCCATTGGCAAGAGGTTGCTGATTTTTGTTTGCCAAGAAAAGCAGATGTAAATGTAGCTAGAACTAAAGGCGATAAAAGAAACATCCAAATCTTTGATGCTACTGCAGTTCATAGTCTAGAATTATTAGCTAGTTCTTTACAAGGCATGCTTACTAGTTCAGCAAATAGATGGTTTCAATTAAGATATAAAGAAGCTGCATTTAACGAAGATGATACAGCAAAAGAGTGGTTAGAAGATAGTATAGATAAAATGTATGTTGCTTTTGCTAGATCAAACTTTCAACAAGAAATATTTGAAAATTATCACGATCTACTAGCTTTCGGTACTAGTTGTTTATTTATCGAGGAAGATAAAGACGACATAGTTAGATTTTCTGCAAGACATATAAAAGAAGTTTATATTACAGAAAACGAAAAAGGATTAGTTGATACAGTTTATAGAAAATTTCAACTTACTGCAAAAGCAGCTTTAGACAAATTTGGACAAGAAAATTTAAGTAGAGATATATTAGTTAAAGCTCAAAAAAATCCGTTTGACGATATTGAACTAGTTCACATTGTTAGACCAAGATCATTATTCAATCCAAAAAAATTGGATAAACAAAATATGCCGTTTCAATCAGTATATATGGAATATGAAACTGGACATATAATCTCGATCGGTGGGTTTAGAGAATTACCTTACGTCGTTCCAAGATACTTAAAAGCATCGAACGAAATCTACGGCAGATCGCCAGCTATGAACTCTTTGCCTGACGTTAAAGTCTTAAATAAAATGGTCGAGGTATCATTAAAGGCGGCTCAGAAACAAGTTGATCCGCCTTTATTAGTACCAGATGACGCTATGATCTTACCTATAAGAACTGCTCCATCGAGCATAAACTATTATAGGAGCGGTAGTAGAGATCGTATAGAAACATTAAATATTGGTGCAAACAATCCTTTAGGTTTAAATATGGAAGATCAAAGACGTAGATCCATATCTAGAACTTTTCACGTTGACCAATTACTAATTCAAGAAAATAGAACTATGACCGCTACAGAGGTTATGCAGCGTAATCAAGAAAAGATGAGAATACTTGGTCCAGCTATAGCTAGACTACAACAAGAATTATTACAGCCATTAATCATAAGAGTATTTAATATAATGCTTAGAGGTAAAAAGTTTTTACCAGCTCCAGAAACTTTAGGCGGACAAGAAATAGATGTAGAATATGTATCGCCAGTTGCTCTTGCTCAAAAAGGTCAAGAGTTAGAAAGTATTGTAAGAGGTTTAGAATTATTTGGATCTATTGGTCAAATAGCTCCAGTACAAGATTACATAGACGAAAACGGTTTAGTTAAGAAAATAATCCAAGTTCTTGGTTTACCAGCTAGAATGATAAAATCTGATAAACAAGTACAAGAGATTAGAGCAGAACGTCAAGCTCAACAAGCTGCTCAAGCTCAGATGCAACAAGAGATGATGCAAACTGAGCAAGCTAAAAATGTTGCTCCGCTAGTGCAAGCTTTAAATGGAAAACAACAATAATAAACTTAAAGATTTAATCATTAAGTATAAATCAGTTTTTGGATCAGACGACGCTAAAGACGTTATGTCTGATCTAGAAAAAAGAT